AGAGATATCGATGGAGATCTCGGCATCCTCGGTCAGCGCACTGTCGGAGATCACCGGTTGCGTCGCTGCCGTGGTCGAAGTCGTCTCGTTGTTGTCGAGCGTCAGCTTGGTCGACAGCACACTCGTGCCGCTCTCGTTGACGTCGACGGTAAAGATGCTACCCGAGGTCTGCGCAGTCGAAAGCGATCCGCGCACCTCGATCAGCGTCATCGCGAACGGCATGCGAAACTTGACTTTGGCAGTGCCGGTCGTGATCGCCGTGGTCTCGTCCGAACAGGTAACAATCAGCGTAGTCACGTTGGAGCCGTCAGCCCCGGTCGGCCCGGTCGCACCGGTATTGGTAGCCACACCAAACGGGCCGGTCGCCCCCGTGCGTCCGGTCGGCCCGGTGTTGCCGGTTACCCCCGTGCCACCGGCAGACCCGGTCGGGCCCGTGGCACCGGTGCTCGACGCACCGCCCGCAGCACCGGTCGGCCCAGCCGTACCGGTCGGGCCTGTGCGCCCGGTTGGCCCGGTCGCCGTGGAAGACGGACCAGTCGGCCCGGTCGCGCCCGTGCGCGTGCTGTTGCCGTCTCTCCCGGTCGGCCCGGTCACCGTGGACGCCTGACCGGCCGGTCCTGTTGGCCCGGTACGCCCGGTCGCGCCCGTGGTGGAAGCCGTGCCAGCCGGCCCGGTAAACCCGGTCGGGCCGGTGCGCCCGGTGACACCCGTGGCACCCGTGGCACCGGTCGAACCTATCCCGGTCGGTCCAGTATTGCCGGTTACCCCCGTCCATCCGGTTGCGCCCGTGCTGCCGGTTGACCCAGTCGGACCCTGAATGCCCTGCGCCCCGGTCACCCCGGGAGGACCCTGCGCGCCCGTGGCGGCGGCAGCGCCCGGTGTCCCGCCGGGCCCCTGTTCGCCAACCGGGCCCGTCGGCCCGGTTGACCCGGTCGCCCCTGTGGCAGCGGCAGCGCCGGGTGATCCGGTTGCGCCAGTGTTTCCGGTCGCACCGGTCAGGCCCTGTGTCCCGGTTGCCCCGGTGCTGGCAGCCCCGGTCGGACCCGTGCTGCCGGTCATGCCAGTGCCGCCAGTGGACCCGGTCGGACCGGTGTCGCCGGTACCACCCATCGTGCCGAGAGCGCCGGCGGCTCCGGTCATGCCGGTCGGCCCGGTGTTGCCAGTGGCACCAGTGGAGGCAACCAGACCAACCGGCCCGGTTGGACCAGCAGGACCTGTCGGACCAATGACCAGCGGGTTCGACGGCTCGGTGACGGACACCGGGTAGTCGACCTCGAACACGATAGTGAAGTTCCAGCGCTGCCCGTCGTTGGTCAGCACCAGCAGCGCCAGCGTAAAAGTCTCGCCCAGCGATCCCGACGTCACCAGCAGGTAGCAGCCGGTCTTGTCGTTGACGAGTTCGCACGGGTCGACCACGCTGCTGACATTGCTGGTGACGCTGGCACGCGCCTCGGTGAGCTTGATCCCCGACTCCAGCAGGTCGTTGAACGACACGAGAAAGCGTTCAGTGTTGCCAGCAGAAAGGTGCTGTTCGCCCAAATACGAAGACGTTGATACGACTTCGATCTCAATCATCGCGCGCCCCCACGACGTAGTGCACGATGTAGTGCAGTGTCTGCCCGTCATTGGTGGTGACGGTAAAGCTCACATCGAAATCGGCCGGGTCGTCGGTGGACTCGACATACCAGATCGCCGAACGGTAATCGTTCGATAGCTGCACACTGCTCACGACGGCGTCGTCATCGATGACCATTACCGGCACGGTAACCCCGGTCAGCAGCACGCCCGGTTCGAGGAAACTGTCGAAGTTCGCACAAAATTTCTCGATGTTACTATGCACCATGCGAACCATGCCAAGGTCGCCATCAGCATATGCGATCTCGAACACCTTCATGGTTTCGTTCCGACCGCCATCCACATGATGTCAACCGTCGCGTTGACACTCAAATTGAACCCGATGGTCGAGCGGGTGGTCACCATTGGGAACGATCCGGTGGGGCCACTGGCACCAAGCGTCACCACCGGCGCCGTCGAAAACGCAATCGGGAAACCGATCCCGCCACCCGGTGCCGCCGCCGAGGTAATCCCCCACGCCAGCAGGATATTATTGAGCGCAACGTAACCGGTCGGCCCGGCCCCGGTGGCCCCGGTAAAGTTGACAGGTCCCGTTGGTCCGGTATTGCCGGTTGGCCCGGTTGGCCCGGTATTTCCGGTCACACCCGTTGAACCGGTCAACGCGAACCCGGCAGCACCGGTAAATCCAGTCGGGCCTATCGGCCCGGTCGAGCCGGGCACAGCTGATGCCGCACCCGGCTCGCCGGTCTGTCCACGCATGCCGGTCGGACCGGTCAACCCGGTCGGACCTGACGGCCCCGTCGGGCCGGATGGACCACCAAATGGCCCGGTCGGACCACCAACAACGACAACCGGACGGGCTTCTACCGGTGCCGGTCCAAGGATTTCTACGGGCATGGCTATCCCTCGGTCACGGCTTCGGCGAACTGGAATTCGCCATGCATCAGCTGCGTGCGCACGCCAGTGCTGTCGTCGATCATGATGAAATCGTACAGGTAGATCCCCGGCACGAGAGCGGCCTGCAGCGTAGTATGCGGTACGTTGAAGTAGATCACCCGCAAGGCAGCATCCGCGACCACAATCTCGGCAGCCTGCGAGGTGAACTCGATGGTATCGTCGTCCTGCTCGAAATTACCCTTCACCCCCATGCGAAACGACTTGTCGGAAAACGTCCACGTGGTGTCGGCCGTGTTGCCGAACTGGAACGCATCCGAAAACGTCGTGTTCTTGGCGACGATGATGTTGACATTGGCACTGGTAGGCGAAGTCGTATGCATCAGAACCTCGTCGGGTTGCCGGTGCTGACCCCGCCACGCTGCGACCTACTCCCCCAGCCGCGCGGATACGACCAGTTCTGCGCACCGGTCAGGTTGGCACGCTCGGCTGCCACCTTGGCAAGCTGGATACCGGTACGAAACCGCCTGAGGTGATAGGCCGACAAGTTATTGTTGGAGTAGGTCTTCTGCTGCTGCCCCATCATCTTGCCGATAAGGCCGTCAAGAATGTGGACACTGTACACGCGTAGTGTCCAGTCCGGCGCAATCGGCAGGGCATCGCGCGTAATCGGCAGCGTGACGGTCTTGACCACGCGTGCGGTGAAGTCCGCAGTGGCGTCGTTCTGTGGCGCATTGACCAGAAACAGCGTGGCGAAGTCGCGCATGAACGCATCCGTGCGCGGCGAGCCCTTGTCGTCCCACGCACCGATCAACCGGATGATCTGCCCCTCGAACGCCGGCGCCAGCATGTATTCGTGCTGGTCGGTAAGCGGCAGGAACGGGATGTCTTCCTGCCAGCAGGAGCTGTCGCCGAAGAACTCCTTCAGCACATCGTACAGCTCGGCCTTGATGCCGCCTTCGCTGGCACCGGTGAGCTTGATCTGGGCCTGCGCCAGCAATTGACTGACTTCACGCGGGTCGAGCGCCATCAGTAGTCACCTCCCGGCTGCTGTGGACCGGAGCCGCGCGGCTTGCCCTTCGGCGACGGCGTGCCACCTTCGACCGGCACGTGCGGGCGCTGGCCGGTCAGCATGTTGATGTAGTTCAGGATGAACGTGTTGGCGCGCGAGTCCTGAATGTCCTCCTCGTCACGCAGCAGCGCGTGCCCGGCCACACCGTACTCGATAGGCAGCCGGAAGCCGGCCTCGATGGGAATGACCGAGCCGTTGATCTCCTCGTACTGCGGCACCTCGATCCCGTAACGGTCGATGAACAGGTCAGGACGAAGTCGCCGGGCGTCGTTCAATACAATGTTCAGGGCAGCGATCAGCGAGATGTCGCTGTAGCGGTAGGGGCGGATCTTATCCAACAACAGATTGCGAACGCCCTTTATGAGCTGTTCCACGGTGGCGAGGTTGGGCGGGGGCATAACCGGTCACCTTGTTGTGGCCGGCAGCATAGGGGGGAGGTGGTTAAGGGAGGGATAACGTGTAGCGCCAGACCGCTTCCAACTCTGCCGGCGTGCAATCCCACTTGATGCGGTTGGCACGCCACGAGATGACCCGGACGTTACCGGGGCGGTAACCGATGGAGTTGTCAATCCGGTCGAGCGACGGGTAGTCGTCCCGCCTTTCACCCTTGCCGACGTACTTGAGTTCAATCCCAAGCACCGGACAGTGCGTCGGCCACTCGACATCATCGACGGTGATCGCGAACTCAAGGCCGCGTTGTTTGGCACCTGAACGCGATTTGACGATGATCGCATTCTTTGGGTCACGTTCACGCCATGCCTTTTGATACCTGTAGTTTGTAGCAGCGTGAGCCTTTTGGTATGCGGCCCGCTTAGCAACTTGATCAGGGCGTGCGCTGTATTCGCGCATGTATTGCTTCGCGTATTCCTTGTCTTTCCACGGCATGGGATATCCACTCGGGTTGCGGGGGTTTTATCTTTAACCCCCGCAACCATTATGTCAATCCCAAGTATTCGCAAATATAATTATGCCGCTGGAGTGACCTGTGCTTGACACATCGCTTTTCCGTCAACCATCTGATAGCCGAATACTTGAAGGCCACGTAAAATCTGAGAGAACGTAAGTTCAGATCGTAGTGTCTCCAGTTTCGAAATTTGCGACGCGAATGTAAGTGCATGCGAATGCCCAGCAAATATTGGCTGTTCACCCGAAGCAAAATTAGTACTATCCGACGTTGCTGTCGGCAGCAGGTTGCTGATGTAGATCGTGAACCTGTCGATCATGCCAAGGCGGCCATTACGCAGCATGGAGACACTGTCGCCAGACAGATACGCCTGACGCAGCTCGGACTGCTTGATCATGCGTCCGGCCCAAGCCGGCATGACTACCCAGCGGCCGACTTCCGGTATGTTCTGCTCGTCGAGCACCTGCCCCATGCGGAGCAGCACGTCGATTAGCTCGATCTGGCCCGTGCCGGCATTGCGGCCCACCACTGACAAAGGCGTGGTTTTGGCACCGAGGTTGAGCGATGCAGAGAGAATGCCCGCCGCAGTGCCTTGGTTGGCAGCTGCCATCTGGTTGACGATGCCGCCGAGCACCTCCTGATCGATCACGATCTTGAGCTGCTGCGCCGCGTCGTCGGACCACATCGAAAGGATATTCAGATCGCTCTGGATCTCCATGACGTCGTCGAGCGCGAGCGAGAAGTACTTGCCGAGGCCAATGTAAAGCTCAATCGAGCCGCCGGTCGGGCGGTCGAGGCCAAGCAGGCCGTCCGCGCGATAATCACGGATGGTGACGGTGGGCTTGGTGCGGATCTTGACCCGGTCGCCTTGGTTCTTAATCTCGCCCTCGTAGTCGGTGTTCGAGATCGCCGCGAGCACGGTACTCGCATAGAACTTCTCCACCAGCTTGCCGGACCAGATCTCGGGAATAAAACCCGTCGTCTGAAGGTTGTTGCTCGCACTACCCGTCGGGTAGATCGGCGGGGTCGTAATCGATGACGCCAGCGGAAAACCAGCAGTCGGGATAGCCATCGTGATCGTCCCTTGGGTATGGGACGGTCATGCCTCTGTGGCTACAGGCCGCCCCCGGTTATCGGACGCGCCCTTCGCGCTGCGCAGCAAAAAGCTCTGCTTCGTCGCGTTTGCGATCAGTTTCCCTACCGGCGTAG